CCAGACACTGAGTCCACGTGAAGATATTTTCTTTTCAAAAAGGACACTTCGTCAATAGTTTTGTATGGCTGAATGTTATCCATATTCTTATCTGCTGGCGTATATTGCATCCCAAACACACCCATTGCCTCAATAACAGAATGCATATTGAACCACGACACTATCTTGGGATGTATTGAAACCAAGTTATCGTCTCCATAGGCCACCACACGCAAATTCTCATGGAATGAGGACATAGACCATGGCAAATTTCGCTCCCGGGCCATGTGCATATACACGACCCTGAAGAGAATGTTGACATAAAGTGAGTTCGCCTCAGCCGTGGCCACAAATCCAGATGGCAAACTATGAGTGCATTGATAAACCACGTCCCTACACGATCTAATTGCATAGGCGGCATGATACCATAGATTACGTCTAATGACAGTATTACCATCATCATACATTGAATCCAAAATCTCAAATATGGCCCACATCACTTGGTCCATGATAGTGCCATCAAAACTAGCGAAATCTCCATCAATCAAGTGAGGAGAAAGTGCGGTCATGTATTTAGCCAAAAAGTCCCATTCCCTACTCCACACATTTATACCAACACAAACACCATTATGAATGCGGTTATGTCGGATAGTTGCTAGAGCAGACAAGAAATATTTACGGAAAAGGATGTTATAATGCATTGGGCCATTGGAAATGATACGAGTCTTACCTGCATCAACCTTCTCCATCGACCTACGCTCATCCTTCAGCGTGTCAATCCATATGACCTCACTTGGTTCATCATCCATACACTGTTTCTCTAACAAGTCCACGTCATGTCTAAGTTTGAGGGCTTCTTCCGATTCAAAATCATAGTCAAAGCGCCCCATCCAATTGGTTTTGCCCTTGTTCCCTAAAGGCTTCTTTTGCAACATATAGGGATAACCAGGGGATGTAGTTCGGTTTATAGGTTGAAACAAATCATCGGCGGGGATACCTTGGATAGCCTCTTCATAGGTTAGAACCCGCATCTCTGGGGGGTCTTCCCTAAATTGTGATCGCACCATGATGGAGACATCCTTTTTTGCTATCTCCAACAACTCGAATGGAACATATTCACACGGCACTCCCGCTTTCTTGATCCCTTCCACCAATGGGTCATGATACTTACCACCGATGTTCATTGGCTTAAGAAGAGCTGGACGTGTAATTGGTTCTGTGATAGCTCCACTCATCTTGCTAGGTTTA